TAAACCGTCCTGTTTGGGCATACCTTTACATCCACAACATGGTAGCTCGCAGAGGATCGTTGTTCATCATAATCATAGAAGTGATTAAGTCGATATCTCCTCGCATAGCGTGTAATGGTATCCCATACGATTTAGCCAGTCCTATACGTGTCCCACCGTATAGCTGTCTGTACATACCATACTGTGCCGCCTGCAACCAGTCACTAGGTTGGATATCTGTATTATGTTCTATAATACATCCAAACTCATGTGATAGTGCTCTATCGTACACAGCCTGTTTAGTACTGTCTAAAACTTGTTCAAGGTAAGTTTCTAACCCATATTTTGTCGTAATCCATTCAGCAAAATCATACATACCGGGGAGGACCTGTTCCTCCTCATGTTTTTTGTCAGGTGGTTTCTTTATTTTCACTCTCCTAATACTATAGGCAAGTGATTCATTAGTTGGTTCGGTCGCGCATCCACCCTTAGACACGTGCGTGAGTTCATATATATTGCCGGCATGACGTTGTAATGACCATTTCTTTTCAGTGTATCTATATTGACTATCAATCACCGTTTCTAATATATCACGCTTAAAACCTCGTTTGAGTGCTTCTTGCTTTCGCGTTGCTATAGCTTTGAAAATAGCCAGCGGGTCGTTGGGTATAGCCATTTCAGTCGGGCCATGAACTAGGGTAGCTATTGATCGTGCTAAATATTGACTGCCATCTCCTATGTTATGGTCAACACGCAGAAATTCAGCTATCGACCCTAAATAACACTTAGAACTTTGAAACCTGATATTGTATATCTGAGCATTCTTCTCAATGTTTTGTGTTTGTTTCAACGTAGTTACCGCACCCAAGATATCATCACCACTATGCGTCGTGGGAAACGGGTCCTGCTCAGTCATTACCTGGGTGTAAATCACGTTCAACACAGTGTTCATGAATGTAGTCAACCTCCACCCAGAAAGTAATGTGCCTTGTGCCCTGTAACTACCATTATACCTATCTTGTATGACTACATCTTCCAAAGACTTTGTCACCCAGCCTAGTGCCTCCAATTGCTGTGGAGAGAGATCAGTTTCAAACACTTTCCCATATGCTTTAAGTACCTGCTGCATTGCACTCGTAGAGTGTTGGGCGTTAAAATCTTCAAAATCAAAACAATAAGGTACGCCGTTTTTAAGAACTTCGCGCACGGTTGCGCCGACTCTAGTGGCTTCTGCTTCCTGGGCTATAGGTACTATAGTAGCTAGAGCTTCTTCACAGCCGTTCATGGCGAAACTAGATAATATAAAATTCGTGTTGTCTACACTATATATAGCCCTTTGTTTCCCCCATTCATATTTAGTGGAAGCTCTAGCAACTATTTGTGGTGTCCGACTCGTAAAGAACTCCAGTTCTTTCCTAGGCATAGCGCAGCATGCATACAGTTTGTTTTTAAGCATTGGATCACTCGACACATACTGTTGGTCCTCAGCATATTGTGAGTGGTATGCTCCCGGTGGAGCCCACTGCCACCGCATCTTAAAGTAAGT